ACGAGATAGGCTCCGGTCTCGTGGGCTCGGAGATGTGTATAAGAGACAGAAAATAGATATTATACGCGCACGAAAGGACGAGAAAGAGTATCATATACATTTGCAATATGACGTGTTCTGTCGTCTATTGCCTCCTTTGAACGACTCAGACGTTGCGTATTATAGATTTTATCGAGGACAAAACCGTTACGTTCCAAAACCTGCGCGTAAAAATTCGGTATCGGATAAGCAACGCCGTCAACATAAAACTTGTCGTCTCTGTTACGACCGAAATACCACTTACAAAGCTCATCTTCACGTAAACCTATATACGGCTTATGACTCATCAAAAGAAAAGGCTTTTGAAAATCAGCCGAAAAGTCGCTCAAACGCGCCTTTTGCATATACTTTGCAACATAACGTAACGTTGCAAATTCAATCTTAGTTTCAATAGTATGAAAACCAAAGGGCCACAAGCGCGAAACAAGCGCGCTAGATAAATAACGGGAAGCGGAAGGATTAAACAATCCAAAAGAATCAATATCACTTGTAAAAATCATCAAGTGATAATGCGGACGACCACCGCGTCCGCCATATTCACCGCAGGCGAAATAACGACAATCAACCTCTTTTTTTAATCGACCTATAAAAGCTTGCAAATCACTTTTTACAAGCATTGACGGACAGTGAGCCTCGTCATAAGTCAAAGTAAGAAAAAGACTATATAAATGATACTTTTTTTCGTGATAAAGACGCAAAGCCCATTCATTAGAATATGCTTTTTGACACTCAAAACAACGACCGCAGCGAGTAACTAAAATTCGATTTACTCCGTCACGACATTTTATTTCACGTTCTTTGGGATAAAGACACATTTTTTTTACTCCTTAAAAAAAACCTACGCATTTATATCAAGTTAATAAATGCGTAGGAGCGCGCTCGCGCGCGCGTTGCGCGTTTACTTGCGGCGAGCAAGTAAACGCGCGTCTGCGTTCATTTGTGCAATCTCATAAGCACTTGACGTACGCTCCAAGGTCTGCGCCATTTGCGCCTCGCTAATCATAGACGTTGTAGCGACCTTAAAAGCTCCACCAAGTAGCGAAGCAATCAACGTCGCAAAACCTTGACCGCTTTTCCCGGCGTGCGCGCTAGACGCGCTAGCATACGCGCTAGACGGCGTAGACGCGCCGCCTTGCGATATAGCCAAAGCAGGATTAAGTCCGGCAGCTTTCATATCGCTCATAGCGCGTTGATAAGCCGACGACGACATACGCTCCGAAAAATCACGCGACTTTTGCGCCTCCGAAGCAGAAAAAGCGTTAGAAATATCTTGAAGCTCGCGTTCACGCGCATAGTCGATATCGCCGGTTACAAGATTACGTAATCCGCTAAAAAAACCGCCATCAGTGGTCGGGGGTTGCGCCCCCGACCAATTACCCGTTGCGTGCAAAGGGTCTATAAAATCTTGAAACTCCATAAAAACCTCCATTAATGGTGGTCAATCAAAGACGGAACCGAATAAACCGGCAATTCACGAATAGCCTCATTTTGACAATAAATATCAAAAACAAACTGATCAGCGTCCGCGCTCTGGGCATCCGCAATTGCAATAGTACGCGCAAAATTGCTATCCGTCTCATTAATAAAAGCTTCTTGAAGCGTGGGCGCGTTCGCATACTCGTCCGCAAAATGATAAATATCAAGCGAGTTTGTAGCCTTAGACGCAAGCTGTCCGCTAACTCTTGACGGACGATAACGAAGATCAGCCCAAGCCTCTTGATAACCAAAAACGGCGTCCGAAGGTGCACCGGCGAAAAGCTCCTTTTTATAAACGGGCTGCTCGCCAATATTCGCAAAGACCGGATCATAAAAATCGAGGCGATTTTTACGGAAAGCGAAACGCTCAACACCTTGTTGATAAGTGTGATGATAACGCAAGCACATAACACCTATAATGTAACCATGTTCCGTAAATCCTTTCGAAAAACCGCTTTGACCGTAAGACAAAGAATAAGCACCAAGCGAAGCAAGAGGCGATTCAGTCGTTGCCTGCGAAGTCTGAGCAACTTGTTGCACGTTAAGCGGCGAACGCTTACCGCCAAGAAACTCCGGAACTTGAACGCGACTATCTGCAACGGAAACGCCAAAATGCGAGAGAATGTACTCACGATATCTCGTTCCACCTCTCGCATCTTTTTCAAGCATTTTTTGAGTTTGAAAAGCAAGACGCAAGTCATTAACAGAAATAGCAGCCAAAGCAACGCCGGGATCATATGCAGCAAGGTTAGAGAATCCGGCAGAACCATTATAGGCCGTAGTATCTGATGTATTTACAGCAAGAGTACCGGAAAGAGAAGAACTAGACGCAATAGTACCAAGGCCGCCGGAAGCATTAAAAATGGCGGACTTAGGAGTACGTGAGACCGCAATAGTACCTGTATCAAACTTACTAGGAGAATCAACGTTATAACCGGCCTGATTAAGCAAAACATTAAGCTTAGATTTTTCAGGGAACAAATACGGTGAAGTATGAGAACCGGAATTATTCGCGCCAAGGTCAACACCAGAAACGGGCAAAACACGCTCCGGAATAGAAGCGGAACCAACCTCAACCGGATCACCTTTTTGAGGAGTCGGCAAACAAGACGTAAAATAATCGTGAAACTTTGCAACATTAGGACACTTACCGAGATAATTTGAGGGAGACCAAACGTTATTATTAAGCTTCTCAGAAGCAACCGCATCGCCCTTTTGAATATTCATCGGCATGACATTATTTTCATCACGGAACCACTCGTCATAGATAAGAGCAAAAGCACGAGCAGGGAGCAACGATATATCCTTAATATTCTCTTTCAAATCCTCTCCAACAGGCAGATAAAGATACGCGCAAACATTATCATGCAACGCAACATTGCCCGATGCCTCCGTATTTTGGAAACAAGGAATAGACGGCGGATTTTGAACAGCCCAAGGGCTTTGCTTGTTTTCGCCAAAAACTTGGGCAAACTTATCGTAAACAAGACGAGAAGGAACAAAAAAGAAATATTGATCAAGGAACAAATTGTCCATAACCGGGCGGAGATACGCACTATTAAGACGCGCCAAAATAGTAGATTTTGTCTTGAACGTATCACCGGGATATACCTCTTGACAGAAAAAAGGATAAAGTTTTCCGACATTGCCGGAGGTTTTATGCGTAAACGACAAATCAAATTTTGAACGCGAAGCGCGTATCATCGGCACAGAGCCAAAAACATAGTTACTTTTTTTCATTCACGTTCACCACCTTTAAGAAGCTCCGAAGCTGCGTAATAATCGCATATAAACTCAGTATTACAAGGAACGACAACGCCGTTGTCGCCGTCAAATTCGCCGACTTTATAGAGTTCCGTATCGTAAATTGCCAAACGTGCGCCGGCATCCTGAATCAGGCCGGCAAATTGACGAACGGCAACTTCGTTGTTGACCGCTGTAAATGGTGCGCCATAACAATGCGCTTTTCTATCAAAATAAGAATAAAGTCCAACAATCATAGTCTATAACCTCCTCGCATGACGTTAGCCGTCAAATTTTTTTTATGCGTCTTTGACGCCGTGTGACGAAAATTACGCTTATTTGCTCTCTTTTTCAGACGATATGACTTTTTCATCTTTTACACCTCCAAAATTTTGATTAGACAAAGCCAAAGACTCGACAAATTGTTTTTGACGTTGATACATTTCTTCAACTGCTTGATAAACGTCAGCCGTTGCAAGAGTAGAAGGAAGCTTATATTTTGCGCGAAGCTCGTCAGCACGCGAAACATAACTATCATACGCTTGCAACATTGATTCCAAATCGCCGGACATCTCGTTAGGCTCCGCAATAATATCATTATGCTCAACTTTTTGCGGCGATAAAAACTTTTCAAGCATATCTTCAAGACGCGTTGAAAGATAAGATTGTATCTTTTCATCGATATTGATTTGCTTTCCGGTTTTTTCAATTTCACCGGTATCAGCCACATATTGATATTCGTCAATATATGGCGTAAATTCTTGCGCAGTTTGCTCTTTTTTTTCGCTATCGGTTTGACGATAGTCAGGGAGTCTAAACTCCATAATTACCTCCTTTACGGCACGAATAGATTTTTTGACACTCTTTGTGTCATGAAGTACCACAAAAAACGTGATAACGCATGCAATGGCACAAATAACCATGCAAGCGAAAGCATAAGGATTTGCTACAATAAAATCTTTCATAGGCAACGCCCTCAATATATGGTAATCACATTATACAAAATATGCGTTACTTTGTCAACAAAAGACCGCAAGCGGTAAGGGCTGCTACGCGCTGCGCGCTAAATCTCGATACGCTCGATGAAACAATAAGCGACATAAACGAATGTGGATAACTTTATGCAAAATGTGTACAAAATGTGGATAACTCTGCATAAATGTGGATAACTTTATGCAAAATGTGGATAACTTTATGCAATTATAGGCTATTTTATGCCTGTCTCTTAAACACATCTGACGCTGCCGACGAAGCTAGAAGTG